TGCAAATTGCTCCAGGAGGACAATCTACAACTTCAACAGGATTAAATTATTTATTAGGTCAGGACAACGACACAGCTAGAGTTCCTTATAGTGATGGTAAGAATTTTGAAATGTATTTAAAAGATAGAGAAATGAATGATAAAAAAATGTATGAGGAACAATTAATGAGAGAATATTTAGAAAATATGCGTAGAAAAAAAGTTATGGATTCTAAACAAATGGCAGCAGAAGGTGGTAGGATTGGTTACAACGAAGGCAACATGGTTTTACCAAAACCTAAACCTAAAAATTTTTCAAAAACATTAGATATGTTAAATACTAAAGCTGCAGCGAATACATTAGATACAAAAACCTATGCTAACTTAGTAGGCGAGTTTGCTAAAAAAGCTTTTGATAATGGTGAGTTGTCTGAAGTTGAATACATGAGAATTATTAAACCACTGTTCGGGGAAGTTGGAGAAATGGTTACGAACCAAATACAAGATGATCAAAATTATTTAGAAAAATATGCAGGTGGAGGTCTAGCAGGATTATTGGGCGAAGGTCCAAGCTCCATGGACCAGGAACCACGGACCAATTACCAAGAAGCAGGTGTAGTAGATAAAATTGGAGGAATGGTAAACTATAAGAACGTCCCTTACTACGTTAATAGCGCTGCAAAAGGGGCAACTAATATAGCTGAATTTGTAGGTAAACTTCCTTTCGCAGCAACCGAGTTAGCTTCCGATATGATTAGAAAACCTTTATTTAAAGCAGGAGATAAAATACCAGGATTACCTGGAGTAGGTGCAAAATTTGTTGGAGGTGAAATGTTTGAAAAATTTGGTGACAATATAGAAACCGGTGCATTAGCGGAAAAACTAGGGTTATCTTCTTTAGTAGAAGAAGGTGGAAAAAATTTAACACCGGAAGCAAGAACTGTTGGAGGCCTTTTAGAATCAGGAGGAGAGTTTGTTAATATGGGTGGAATTCTTGCTGCTGGAAAAAATTTATTTAAAGCAGGAGATTCATTAAAGAAATTAAGTCAGTCAATGGGTAAAGTAAAAGAGAATAAGACTTTAGAGAAATTAGTTGATGAAACTTTAACTGCTCGAGGAGAAGGTAGAAGAGATTTTAATAAGTTAGTAGCTTCAGGAGGTTTAATGGTTGCTTTACAATCAATTGGACTTGGAGGAATTAAAGCTGCTAAAACAAAATCAACTCCGGACGCATTTATTACATTAAAAACTCTTATCGATGATTCTGACGAAATGACAGAGGATGGTCCGATGGCAATAGGCCGTCTGAGCTCAAGTATTGATGTAAGTGGTTTAACCGATGCAGTTAAAAAATCTTTGGCGGTTATTATGAAAAATAGTCGAACTAAATTTGGAGACAAAGTAGTACGTAATAAAGTTAAAGGTAAGGATGGTAAATTTACCGATGATTATGAAGATATTTCTACTGAGGAAGCAGCTTATATAATGGAAGAATTACAAAAACGTGGACATAACGTAAAATTTGAACACTATGATGATATGGGAGGTCAAGGTGTTGATGACTTATTAAATAAATTTAAAAACAAAGATGAAATATATGGAAAAAGTAATTATGATAAATTTTCAAAGAAAGTTGCCAAAATGACAGACAAAGAAAAGATTGCCTATCATACATCTATTACAGATGACTCTGGTAATTATTACGATGAGTTTGTAGAAGAATTACTAGATATGAATTTTAAGAACAGTACTAAATAATGAAAATTAAAGAATATAAACAAATGATGGCGTACTTAACAAAGCCACGGACCACGGACAATCCAACGCTTGTAAAAAACATGAAACATGTTAAGTTCGACGCAATCCCGCCGGTTAGTGGACCAAATCCACAAGGCTTGATTAAAGACAAGAAACAAGATAAACCAATACAGGATAAAAAATATGGCAGATATAGATAAGTCTCTTCCCAATGTTGCAAGACCGGAAGACGAAATTACACAAGATGTTGAAATTGAAGAGGTTGAAGAAACCGGACAAGGTCCCGTTGAAATTACAGATGAAGAAGATGGTGGAGCGACTATCGACTTTGATCCTAGTCAAGTAAATATTGAAGAAGGTGGAAATCACGATGCTAACCTTTCAGATCTTTTACCTGAAGACATTACCGATGAAATCGGAGGTCAATTACAATCTGATTACCAAGAATACAAAACATCAAGAGCAGATTGGGAAAGAGCCTACATCACTGGTCTTGATTTATTAGGATTTAAATATACAAACAGAACTGAACCTTTTCAAGGAGCAAGTGGTGCAACTCACCCAGTACTTGCAGAAGCTGTAACTCAATTTCAATCTTTAGCTTACAAAGAATTACTACCTTCAGATGGTCCAGTTAGAACCATGGTTATGGGTGCAGTTAATCCTCAAAAGGAAATGCAAGCACAAAGAGTTAAGAATTTTATGAACTATCAATTGATGGATCAGATGAAAGAATACGAACCTGAGTTTGATCAGATGTTATTCTATCTTCCATTATCAGGTTCAACATTTAAAAAAGTTTATTACGATGATTTATTAGGTAGAGCCGTCTCTAAATTTATCCCAGCAGATGATTTAGTAGTACCTTACACTGCCACCTCTCTAGAAGATGCGGAAGCAGTTATTCATGTTTTAAAAATATCTGAGAACGATTTAAGAAAACAGCAAGTTGCTGGATTCTATTCTGATATCGAACTTACAAAACCAACGGGAACAGTTACTAGTGAGTTAGATGAAAAAGAAAGACAAGTAGAAGGTATTTCAAAAAGCAGCAGAATTGATGCCTTATATACTTTACTAGAGTGTCACGTTAATTTAGATTTAGAAGGTTTCGAAGACGTTGGTGAAGATGGAGAACCAACAGGAATAAAATTACCTTACGTCGTTACAATCGAAGAAGGTAGTAGAAAAGTTTTGTCTATTAGACGAAACTTTGCAGCTGATGATCCAAAAAAACTTAAAATTAATTACTTTGTCCATTTCAAATTTCTGCCAGGACTAGGTTTTTATGGTTTAGGATTAATTCATATGATTGGCGGTTTGAGTCGTACTGCAACTTCGGCTCTCCGTCAGTTATTAGATGCAGGTACATTATCAAACTTACCAGCAGGATTTAAACAGAGAGGTGTCAGAGTACAAGATGATGCCACTGCAATTCAACCAGGAGAATTCAAAGATGTTGATACTCCAGGTGGAAACTTAAAAGATGCTTTTGTATTCTTACCTTACAAGGAACCTTCACAGACATTATTACAGTTGATGGGAATTGTAGTTCAAGCGGGACAAAGATTCGCGTCAATTGCTGACATGCAAGTTGGCGACGGGAACCAGCAGGCGGCTGTTGGAACAACTGTAGCTCTTTTAGAACGTGGTTCAAGAGTCATGTCAGCAATCCATAAAAGACTTTACGTGTCTTTAAAAAGTGAATTTAAATTGCTGTCGAATGTTTTTAAAACATATCTTCCGCCAGAATATCCTTATGATGTTCCAGGTGCTGCAAGAAATGTTAAAGTAACAGACTTTGATGACAGAGTAGATATTCTACCTGTTGCTGATCCTAATATATTTTCAATGAGTCAAAGAATTTCTATGGCTCAAACTCAATTACAATTAGCTCAATCTAATCCACCTATGCATAATATGTATGCAGCTTACAGAAATATGTACACTGCAATTGGTGTAAAGGACATAGATTCTATCTTACCTCCTCCACCACAAAATATGCCTAAAGATCCGGCGTTAGAACATATTGATGCAATGGGTCAAAAACCTTTTCAAGCGTTTCCTGGACAAGATCACAGAGCGCATATAACAGCTCACTTAAATTTTATGTCTAGTAATTTTGTTAGAAATAATCCGAGTATTACTGCTGCGTTAGAGAAAAATATTATGGAGCACATTTCAATTATGGCGCAAGAACAAGTTCAACTTGAGTTTCCACAAGAAATGCAAATGATGCCTCAACTACAACAAGCTGCAGTTCAGAATCCACAAGCTCAACAGCAGCTACAGCAAATATCTCAAAAGATAGAAGCTAGAAAAGCTATTTTAATTGCTGACATGACTGAAGAGTTTATGAATGAAGAGAAGAAGATTACATCTCATTTTGATCA